TGACTTGTATGAGTTATATAAAGATGGTCATATCACAGAACATAGTATCGGATTTCAGACTATTAAGTCACAACAGAAATCAGGGTACAATGAAATCAATGAAATAAAATTGTTTGAGGGAAGTTCGGTATTGTGGGGTGCAAACGCTAATACGCCAACAGTTGGAGTTAAAAGTCAGATTAAGTCAACTCTAGTTGATGAGATGGGTAAAACCATTAAGTCATTGAGAAATGGACACTTTACTGATGAAACTTTTGAGTTGTTAGAACTTAAACTCAAGCAATTACAACAATATCTATCTGAGATGGAAGATGAACCTTCAATCACTCCTGAGCCAACCGCTGAAGAAGCATTGCCAACTGAGGAAGCTGATCCGATGATTTCCGTAGAAATAGAAATAAACAAATATTTACAATCATTTAAAATTTTCAACTAATGGTAGAAGAAATTAAAAGTGCGTTCGAGGGCATCAAATCCGAAGTAAACGGAGCAATCGAAAGTGCGAAGGCTGATAATGCTAGTGCATTAGAAAGCGTAAAGGCTGAATTAGAAGCTACTAAAGCTTCAATTACAGTTGTTAAGGATGAAATAGAAAAATTGGAAGCAAAACAAAATCGTGTTAAAATGAATCAAACAGAAGTAAAAGGGTTTAATGCTACCCTTGCAGACGCTATCGAACAAAATGGCGATGGCTTAGCGAAATTAGCTCGTGGTGAACAAAAGCGTACAAGCTTTATCTTGGATACAAAAGCAGTTGGTAATATGACAGAAGCGGTTAACCTTACAGGTGACATCACTCGTCAATATGCTAATCAAGTTTATGCTTTGCCTTCTCGTAAGGTGCATATGCGTAGTTTATTACCAATCGGTAGTTTATCTCAAGGTTTATTTACTTTCCCTTATGAAAGTGGTGGAGAAGGTGCTCCAGCAGCTCAAACTCAAGGTTCTTCTAAAGCTCAAGTTGATTTTGATATTACAATGAAAGATGCAGCAGCTCAGTACATCGCTGGTTATGTTCGTATCTCTCGCCAAATGTTAGATGATATACCTGCTATGACTTCTTTCTTACAATCTCGTTTGTTAGAGAAGTATTTAGTTGCTGAAGATGCTCAAATCTTAAGTGGTGATGGTACTGCTCCTAACTTACAAGGTATCCTTCCTGTAGCTACTGCTGCAACTGGTGCTGCTACTGTAGATGTTGAGCAATTAGTTCAAGCTATTGCTCAGTTAGAAACTTCTAACTACTCTGCAACAGGTATTTTAGTTAACCCAACTGATTGGGCTGCTATCATGAATACTAAGAATACTAACTCTGCTTACACTTTACCTGCTTCTACAGTTGTTACAACTGATGGTAGTGTATCTATCGCTGGTATCCCTCTTTACAAATCAACTGCAATCGCAGTAGATAAGTTTGTAGTAGGTGACTGGTCTATGGGTGCTCAAATCATGCAAAATCAAGGTATCTCAGTTCAATTCTCTGAATTTGATGCTGATAACTTTACAAAGAACATGATTACTGTAAGAGTTGAGGCTCGTATCGCTTTACCTATCTATTACGCAGGTGCGTTTATTTATGGTGATTTTGGTAATGTTGCTTAATCTTTAATTAGATTTACAATACAAGGGATAGCCTAGAAAGCTATCCCTTTTTGTTTACACTAAATTTTAGTTATTTTTGTAAAAATTAGCATAATGCAGATACTAAGAGATGTAACGACTACAGTAGCCCCTTCGGCAACAATCGTTACCTTACAAGCAGCAAAGGATTATTTAAGAGTAGATTATAGCGAAGATGATACTTTGATTACTAACCTTATAGAAACCGCTAGGATTAGATTAGAGCAGTACGCTTCAGTTGCTATGACTGCTAGAACCCTAAAGGTGGTAGCTTATGTAGATGAGTTTATAGAGCTTCCTTATGCTCCTATAAACAGTATTACATTGGTAGAATATTGGGATGGTGCTGCATGGGTAGCAATGGTACTTGGGGATTATAGAGTTATAGGTGATACCTACAAAAAGGTTTACTTTAATTCACCTCTTATGAGTGACTTTAGATTTACTTATACTTGTGGATATGCCACTACTCCAGAGTCTATGAAAACGGCTTTGTTGAAGATGGTAGGTGATTTGTACGAATACAGAGAATCAAGTGTTGAAAGCTCTAAGCCTTCAGCTAACTTAACAACGGCTTACGAATTAATGAAACCTTACAAAAGGGTAAGTATTATTTTCTAATGATAGGACAATTAAAAAATAGGATTACATTTAATACTAAAACAAGCGTTTCTGATAGTGCAGGAGGGTTTGTGAATACTTTAGTACCATACTACACTTGCTGGGCTGAATTGGTCACTAATACCAATTCTAGGACTAATATAACAGGTAGGGATAGTATTAACGATGGAGCTACATTTAGGATCAGATATACAACAGGCAAGACATTTACTAATGCTCTTGTAATAACTTGGAAGTCAAGGACTTATATGATTAACTCTATTATTAACGAAGCTGACTTGAATCAATATTATTTAATAGGTTGTGCAACACTTAAGTAATGGCAAAGTTTGGAGTAAAGATATATGGTGCTGATGCGATAATCAAGAGGCTTGAGGCATCTCCTCAAAAGATGATGGAAGAGTCTAAGCTTATTATTGATGCAGCGGTTATAGAAATAGCAGCTAAAGCAAAACAGGCCGTTCCTGTAAGTTCATTAAGTAAAGTTCATTTAAAAGATACAATTAGACATAGTAAGTTTGTAGTAGGCAAAGGAGCAAGTGTAAGCGCAGGTAATGTTAATGTTAAATATGCTGCTTATGTAGAATTTGGAACAGGGGATAGTTTTCAGATACCTGTTTATCCAAATGTAAATATGGGTGATTTAGAAGAATATGCTGCTACTTTTAAAAGAAGAAAAAAAGCTTTATTGGGAGTTCCTCATAGACCATATATGTTTAGTTCTTATAGCGAGGTGTTTACATCTATGCTTAAGAAATTGAAGTCTGTTAAGATATAAATATATTTCATTAAATTTGTACCAAAATGAAGGATTGCGGATATACATTAAGGAAAGCTTATTTCGATAAGTTTATCTCGGCTTCCTACTCATTAGCTGCTTATGATACCATAGCACCTGATACAGTAGAACCGCCTTTTTTGATTATAAGTAGTCAGACACAAGTGGACAATAGTAATAAACAAAGCTTTGCTTATAATGTTACTATCCAATTTGACATAGTTTATAGGACTTTTAAAGCAGGAGAAGTAGGGCAAAAAAGCGTTGATACTTATGCAAATGAGTTATTAGAAATAATAGGTGTTAGACCACCAAGCTATCCTAGTACTGCACCTGACTTTAAAATAGTGACTTCTAAGATTAGTAGTAATATTGCTACCTTTGACTATGTGGATGAGGCTTATGTGTTTAGAAGGGTAATAACAATGGAACATTTCGTGAATCAATTAACATAAAAGAAAAATAAAATAAAATGGCAACAACAAGTGTATTTAACGGAACTTCATTAGTGGTTCTAATTGGAACTGAAGTAATAGCATTTGCGACTTCATGTTCTTTAAGCATTGCTATCGATGCTCCTGATGCTTCTACTAAACAAAGTTTAGGATGGGCTGACGAGATTGGTGGACAAAAATCATGGTCTTTAACAACTGATGGATTGGCTACAGTAGTACCTGGTGCAGTTGCTACTTACATAAGCACAACTGAATTATCTAATTTAGCAATCGCTAGAACTGCGGTTACAGTTAAGTTTACTACAGTAGATAACTCAACAGTTGGCGGTGTAACTCCAGTAACAGGTGATACTATTTATTCAGGTTCAGCATTTATTGAGAGTGTAGATATGACCGCTGATATGGAGAACCCAGTTACTTACTCAGTTTCTTTCAAAGGAACAGGAGCATTAACTATCGGTACTAACTAAGCAAACAAACCAAACAAACCAAACATATGAGAGGACAATTTGAACTAACTCTTTCCGATGGAAAGAAGATACCGATGCGTTTTTGTACTTGGAGTCTTAAAAGATTCTGTCAATTACAAGGGATAGGGCCTTCTGACATAGGAGAAGCTTTAAGTGGCAAGGATACACTTGATGCTATTGTTAACTTACTGAAATCGGCTGCTGAATATCCATTATATTCACAAGGGATCACTCCAACCTTTACTGAAATGGAAGTGTGTGATTGGATAGATGATATTGGTGGAATGGGGGGTAAAAAGTTTCAAGAAATAATGACTGCACTTTCAGACAGTATGAATAGCAATATAGAAGATAAGCCAACAAAGTCAAGTAAAAAGGATGAAGTAAAAAAAAATTAGAGTGGATTGACATAGAAAGATATACAATGGGGGAGTGCAAAGTGCTTCCCCATTTGTTTTGGGAGATGACCATGGCTGAATTAGATTTTGTGTGGTACGGATATAGGCACGAGGAAGAGCAGAAATGGATTAGGACTAGATGGCAAACAACTTTACTTATTAATATTCAGCTACCAAAGGGTAAGAAAGTTAAGCCACAAGAGCTTATTGAATTAGACTGCGATACTCGTAACTTTGTGAAGCAAAGAGTGATGACAGAACAGGAACTAGAAGAAGTTTTAAATAAATACAAAATCGCTAAACCGATAAGATAATGGCAGATAATCAAATGGTTAAAATAGTCTTTGACTTTGATCTAGGGAATGTTCCTGCATCAGCAAAGAAGCTTAGCCAATATTTAAAGGATAATAACTTAGATTTAAAATTTACTAAGAAAAGTGTAGATGATTTAGCTGCTAGTATGAATCAATTAGCTACTGCACAAACACAAGCAGCACAAGCAGCAGCATCGGCAGGGAACTCTGTTAAAAAATCTAATATGCAATGGACTAATCTTGCATTAGTTATTCAGGATTTGCCTTATGGTTTTAGAGGTATTCAAAATAACTTACCTGCATTAATGGGTGGTATAGCAGGAATGGCAGGGCCATTATATTTAGTTGGTTCAGCAGTTATTGCTTTATTTACTGCATGGGATGCAGGTTTATTTAAAACAAAAAATGCTACAAATGCTTTAAATGAAGCTCAAAAGGAATATAATGAAACTCTTAAATCATCAATGGGTTCGGCAGGTGAAGAGATAGCTAAAATGAACGCATTAGTATCTATTGCAAAGAATCAAGATATTTCAATGCAAAAAAGATTAAAAGCGGTTAAAAGCTTACAAGACGAATATCCTTCATATTTTGGCAATTTAGATAAAGAAAAAATACTTAATGGGGATGTTTCTAAAGCTACAGATGGTGTAAAAACAGCAATAATTGAAAGAGCAAAAGCAACCGCAGTAGCAAGTAAAATAAATAAATTAGCTGCTGAAAAGTTTGCAAAAGATGAAGAGCTTTATCAACTAGCACTACAAAAAACTGCAAGAGTTCAAGCGGCAGTAAACTTTGTAAGACAATTCCCATCATCTGCAAAACATTTAAAAGGATTAATTGATGCTAGTGTTAGCGGAATAAGGGATCAAGAAAATGCCATAAAATCATTTGTAGATTCAATAGATAGAGAATTAAATAGACTACAAAAGATATATACAAGTGCTGAAACGACTGCCATTGATTTAGGTGATACTGGTGATGATAAAAAAAATAAAGGAGCTGCCGCTGCAAAGAAAAAATTAGAAAATGCTAAAAAAGAAGCAGATAAATTGGCTCTTTATGTGGCTAAAAGATTAGCAGCATCTGGTGGGGAAGTAGCTTATATTAAAGAACCAGAAGTAGATCCATTAGCGGCCGCTAAGGCATTTAAAGATAAGATGGCTTATGAAAAGAAAGCATCAAAAGACAGAGTTGCTTTTTTAAGGGAACAATACCAATTAGAAGTAAGTGAAGCGGAAGGTAGTTTTGATAAAATAAAGTTAGCTGAAGAAAATATGCGGATGGCATTAGATAAAGGCTTTATGGATGGAAGTGTAAAACTATCTGAATACATAGATGCGATATTAGAACTTAGAAAGAAATCAAACGAAACAGTTTTAGCAGAAACAAAAGCAGTTACTGCCGAGTTAATTAAAATAGGCATTGGTTTAATGAGTGCATTAGGCCCAGCTTTAGATATGTTATTAGAAAAAGGAGCAAGTATAGGAGAAGTATTATCAAGAGCATTTGATGATATAATTAAAAAACTTATTAAGGTAGCCATAGCAGCAGCTATTGCAGTTACTATTATAGCCTTATTGCCAGGAGGACAAGGCAAACTAGCTGAAGCTGGTGGTGCATTAAAAATGTTTGGTAACCTAGTTGGCGGTGGTATGGGATTAGGTTCTCAGTTATTCGCTAATGGTGGTATAGTTAGTGGCCCAACAATGGGATTAATGGGTGAGTATCCTGGTGCTAAAACGAATCCTGAAGTAGTTGCTCCATTAGATAAGCTTAAGTCAATGATTGGAAGCGGTAGCGGAAGTGGAGAATTTGTATTAAGAGGCAATGATTTAATTTTGGCTATACAAAGGTCTAATTCATCATTAAAACTTAGAAGAGGATAATGGCATACGGACAAAAATATTCAGTATTATTTGCAACAAGAGCAAACAAAGATGTAGAGCTTAAGATATGGCAAGATGCCTACACAGGTGCTATTATAGACCTTCAAGGGGTTGATGTCAACTTACAGTATAT